AATTTAGCAGAAGGAATGGCAGAACTTGGAAAATCAATGTTCGGTGCAGAATTCTTTAACTTACCAGAAAGACTATACGGTTCAATGATTGAATATGCAATGTGTGAAGTTATTGCAGCGGGAACTATACCGTTATTTGACAAACACTGGGGAACTCATGTTATTCACAGAACAGAAGGAGTTCCTTTCATAGAACTTAAAGATTTTGCAATCTTCGTAGATAAAGAAGATATTGCAGCTTCGATTCCACAGATTTTAGAATTAGCAAATAATAACGAAAGAAGAGAAGAGTTTAGAAAAAACTCTTTAAGATTAGCTAAATTACACAACGCACCAGAAGTTGTTAACACTGATCTCTTTGACGCTATTAACAATGTTAATAAAAGATCAGTAGAAAAACCACTAGAATTAAAAACAGATTCATTGTTTTAAGTAGAATAATAAATAACATTAAAAAGTAGCGAAAAAAATGGCAAACATTGACAACGAATGTAAAGATCTAGAAGTTAAAGATTTTTACGACCAATCAACAACACACTTATCAGATATCATGGAAAACCAAAAGAAGATGCAAGAGCAGACTTATGGTATTAACTTTGATAATATGACCATCCGAGAAATTATGGATTTCTGGCATGTTAACACACACTCACTAATGGATGAGGTTCATGAAATGACAGATGCACTTGGAGGTATTAAAGATGGTAGTGGAAATGCAGTATGGAAATACTGGAAAAAAGAATATACAAAATATAATACATTAAAGATTTCTGACATGTCTGAAGGAGACAAGAAAGAATTGTATATGGAATGGGTAGATATCCTACACTTCTTTATCAATTATGCATCTTCAATCGGATTAGACGCAAAAACAGCCTACAATTATTACTTTGCAAAGGCTGAAGAGAATGTTAACCGCCAGAAAAATAACTATTAATGATATTAGATATTGAACAAAGAGACAGAGACGTTATTATATCTTATTACGACACCGAAGGTAAAGTAGCGTTTAAGCAATATCCAATTTCACAATATCAGAACTGGTATGTATGTAATGACAATGATAAAGGCAGAAGCTTAGATCATAAAAACTGGGATGGCAGATCAGTCAAACTGGGAAGTGCAAGAAGATACAATAAGTTTTCTTTAACTTATTTTCTAGATTCATTACCTGCAAAGGATAAAGAAGAAATCTTTGCATACAATATGCCTAAAACATATTTCGTCGATATTGAAACTGAAATAGTAGACGGCTTTCCAAAAGCTGAAGAAGCTAAAAGTAGAATCCTATCATTTTCCATAATCACACCAGAACATAAGGCTATCGTGCTAGGATTAGAAGATATGGATTCTAAAAGCATTCAAAAAATCGAAGACGATACTAATAAGTATTTTAAAGATTTTGATCAGGATTGGGAATTCAAGTATCAGAAATTCGAGTCAGAATACGACATGGTCTATACATTCCTAATGAAGTTTTTACCTAAGTTTCCAATGATGACAGGTTGGAACTTTATTAATTACGATTGGCAGTATATCGTAAACAGATGTAAAAGACTACAAATAGATATTTCTGAAGTTTCTATGACACAGTCTTTAGATAGAAATGATAGTAGACCTTTACATATTGGAATCTTAGATTACATGCAATTATATGATAAGTATGATAGGAGTGTAAAGGTAAAAGAATCTAATGCACTTGATTATGTTTCAGGTCAAGTACTTAATGTTAACAAGATTAAATTTACAGGATCTTTACAGGATTTATATAGAGATGATTTTGTAAAATACATTTATTATAATGTAGTCGATTCCGTATTGGTTTATTATATAGATCAGAAGTTAAAATCGATGGAAGTTCTTTTAACCTTAGCAAACATTACAAAGATGCCACTATATAAAGCAGCATCGCCAGTGGCAGTTACAGAATCCCTGATTGCACGAAAACTATCAGAAGAAGGTAAACGAATTGGATCTGAAAAGAAGGAAGACAGTGAAAAGAATGCACAATATGCAGGTGCTTATGTAAAAGAACCCATCACAGGTTATTATGCAGGTGTAAGTGCATTTGACTTTGCATCACTATATCCTTCTATAATGAGACAATTTAATATTTCACCTGATGCCTTTGTTGAAAAGGTAGCAAAGCATGAAGTCGCTGAGCGAAGAAAGGATAAAGAAGTAATCGTTTGTGAAAACGGAGTTGTTTATAAACAAGAGACTTCAATGTTAAAGAAAATTCTAGGAGATTTATACGATCAACGTAAAGATTACAAACAAACCTCATACGAATATTTCACTAAAGCCGACAGACTTAAAAAAAGATTAAGATAATCTTTTTGTCTCGAGAGGCAGTCATTTATTCTATACGAATATATAGACTACTAACGAGACCAATCTGTTACCAGTTGGTCTTTTGTAGACTTTAGGAACTAGTTAAAAAATTTAAGAAAACATAATTTATGAAACCATCAATATTTAAAGAGAGAATAGAATACAAACCATTTGAATACCCAGTATATTACACTGAGGGATGGTTAAAACAAGCACAGGCTTTTTGGTTACATACTGAAATTTCAATGCAAGGCGATGTCAAGGATTGGAATGAAACACTTACAGATTCTGAAAAGAATTTAGTTGGAAATATTCTTTTGGGGTTTGCACAAACCGAATGCGCAGTCTCTGATTATTGGACAGGAATGGTTACTAATTGGTTTCCTAAATGGGAAATCAAACAAATGGCAATGATGTTCGGTTCACAAGAGACAATTCATGCAACCGCATATTCATATTTAAATGAAACACTAGGTCTTGAGGATTTTGAAGCTTTTTTACATGAGCCTACTACTGCCGAAAGATTCGATTATTTGATGAGCACTGAAGCAGAATATACCCATGAAGATCTAATAAAAAATACATCTGCAAGAAAAGAGGTTGCAAAATCATTGGCAATATTCTCTGCATTCGCCGAAGGAGTTGCGCTATATTCTTCTTTTGCCGTTCTTTATTCATTTCAAATGAGAAATAAGCTTAAGGGAATTGGCCAACAAATGAAGTGGTCAGTTAGGGATGAATCTCTTCACTCGAAAATGGGCTGCCAATTATTCAACCACATGTGCGAGGAATATCCTGAACTTAGAGATTCAGTTCAATCTCAAATAGAAGAAGCCGCGGAGTTAATGGTTGAGATGGAAATGAAATTTATCGATAAGATGTTTGAGATGGGAGATTTAGAAAATCTTAAAAAAGAAGATCTCAAAGAATTTATTAAGAAAAGAGCTAATGAAAAATTAGCAGAGATAGGGTATCAATCTATCTTTGAATACAATGAAGAAAGTGCATCTGCATTAGATTGGTTCTATCATTTAACAGGTGGACATACGCATACTGATTTCTTTGCGGTAAGGCCTACTGATTATTCAAAGGCAGGTGAAGATGAAAACTGGGATGAAGACGATTTGTTCTCATAACAAATCAATAATACAATAATACAACGATATGATGATAAGAAATTACAACGATGCACCAAGCCCGGAATATAACGAAAAGGGAAAAGAGAAAAACTTCGGAGAAATAGAAGGATGGAAATTAGGAGTAGATTTTCCAGTATGGGCTAACACTGAAGTTTATGTAAAAACAGTTTCCAAAGGATATTTACTAGAAGGAGAAACTCCAAAAGATGCATACTGGAGAGTATCAACAACAGTTGCTCATAGATTAGGAAAGCCCGAATTAGCTAGTAAGTTTTTTGATTATATGTGGAAGGGATGGTTAAATCTTGCAACCCCCGTTTTTTCAAATACAGGTTCTGAAAGAGGTCTTCCAATTTCATGCTTCGGTATTGATGTAGCAGATTCAATCCATGACATAGGTTCTAAGAATTTAGAATTAATGTTGCTTGCAAAACATGGAGGTGGTGTTGGAATTGGATTAAATCAAATTAGACCAGCTGGTGCAAATATTACAGGAAATGGAACATCAGATGGAGTAGTTCCATTTATCAAAATATATGATTCTACTATTTTAGCAACCAACCAGGGTTCAGTTAGAAGAGGTGCAGCATCCGTTAATATAGATATAGAACATAAAGACTTTTGGGAATGGTTAGAAGTTAGAGAACCTAAGGGCGATGTAAACCGACAGTGTTTAAACGTACACCAATGTATCGTAGTATCTGACGGGTTTATGCAAAAGATAGAGGCTGGAGATAAAGAAGCTCGTAAAAGATGGGCAGCCGTGATTAGAAAAAGAAGAGCAACAGGAGAACCTTATGTGATGTTCAAGGGTAATATCAATAGAATGAATCCTGATGCATATAAACAAAATGGTTTAAAGGTTTATATGACTAACATATGTTCTGAGATTACTTTACATACTGATGAAAATCATTCATTTGTATGTTGTTTATCTTCCGTGAATCTTAAAAGATATGAAGAGTGGAAAGATACCGATTTAATCTACACTGCAACTTATTTCTTAGATGGAGTTCTTCAAGAGTTTATTCACAGGGCGAAATATATGAGAGGCTTTGAAAATGCAGTAAGATCCGCTGAAAAGGGTAGAGCATTAGGTTTAGGAGTTCTTGGATGGCACACTTATTTACAAGATAGAAATATTCCATTCGATTCTTTAACAGCTCAGTTTGAAACTAGAAAGATATTTTCTCAAATCAAAGTAGAAAGTGAAAGAGCAAGTAGAGATTTAGCTACAGAATTTGGAGAACCTCTTTGGTGTGTAGGAACCGGAATGAGAAACACCCACTTAAGGGCAATTGCTCCCACTGTTTCTAATTCAAAACTAGCAGGAAATGTTTCACCAGGTATTGAACCATGGGCAGCAAACGTATTCACTGAACAAACTGCAAAAGGAACATTCATCAGAAAGAATCCTGCACTAGAAGAAATGCTAACTAAAATCAAACAGAATAAGAAAGAAGTATGGGATAAAATATTAGAAGATGCTGGCTCGGTTCAAGGTGTTGATATATTAGGAGAGTATTGGGTAAAGGAAGGAACCAAGGATGCTCCAATTAAACAAACAGCTTACGATAAATTAGTAGCCCATGAAAAGGACCTTTATATTTCCATTAAAGATGTATTTAGAACGTTTAAGGAAATTAATCAAATGGAACTAGTTAAACAAGCAGGTGTAAGACAACAATATATCGATCAAGCCGTTTCATTAAATTTAGCCTTTCCTACGCAAGCTGAACCTAAATATATTAATCAAGTTCATTTAGAAGCGTATAGACAGGGAATAAAAACACTTTATTACATGAGAACAGAATCTGTATTAAGAGGAGACATTGCACAGCGAGCAATGGAAGATTGTTTAGCATGTGATGGATAGAAAATAAAAGGTGTGGTTAAATCCACGCTTTAGGACCGGGATAGTTCTCGGATCGAGGCCAGGAGTTCGCTACTTCCTGGCCTCACTTTTTTTACTGAAACTATTTGTGATTTTTGTGTAGAATAATAAACAAATAAAAATTATACATTCATGAAAATTTCAATCAGTAAGGTCGATTCAAACAACTTCATCGGCTTCGTTAACAGACTTAAGGTAATTGATTCCTTTGTCTATTTTAAATTAAAAGACGGTGTTGTACAGGCATCCGCTTATTTACCACAAAGAGATGCTGTTAAGCATCACAGAACGCCAATTTCTCAAGTTTTTCAAATCGAAGATGGTGAAATCTCTACAGACAAAGAATTAAAGATTGCATTCTTTGACGCTTCTAAAATTACAGATGCATTTAAGCAATTTGACTATGATGCTATTTCAGCAGAAATTGA